ATATACGAGCTGCTGCGGCAACAAGACAACGAGAAAACTTATTAAAAACTAATTCACTTGGGAAACAATTAAATAAAGAAAAAGGTGAAGATGATGAAATTACTTTAACTGATGAAGAAAAAAGATTGATAGAATTTAGAGAAAGAAAAAAAGAGTTAGAATTAGAGTGGAGATTGGAAGATGCTGAAACATTAGAAGAGTTTTATAAAGAATTGAATAAACAAGAAGAAGATAGATATAAATTAAAAAAAGATAATAAAGAATTAAGTGATGAAGAATTAGAATTTTTAGAAAAAGAGCATTTAAGAATAATGGCTGGAATACATAGGGATTATCTTAAAGAAAAAGAAGATGTTGAAAAAAAATCTAATATGAAAATTGTAGATTGGCAGAATGCATCTGAGAATGAAAAACTTAACATCATAAAGATGAATTTATCAAATGCTCAATCTTTATTTGATGAACATACTGCAGCGTATAAAGTTTTGGCAACAGCACAGGCCCTAATAAACACATATCAATCAGCAACAGCAGCATTTGGATCACTTGCAGGTATTCCAATCGTTGGTCCCGCACTTGGTGCGGTGGCAGCGGGTATAGCAGTGGCAGCGGGTTTAGCAAATGTAGCAAAGATAAATTCAGTTCAATTCGCACAAGGTGGAGTTTTACAAGGACCTAAACACGCACAAGGTGGTGTAGCTACTCCATTTGGAGAACTTGAAGGTGGTGAAGGAATAATAAACGCAGCTAGTATGAGCAACCCTTCATTAAGAAATTTGGCAAGTGTAGCTAACACTGCTGGTGGTGGTAATGATTTTTCAACAGGAGATGGAACGGTGATGTTAAGTTCATTAAGTATATCAGCTATCGTTAATGGAATAAATAATAAAAAAGTATATGTTAGTGAAGTAGATATAACTGATACACAGAACAAAGTGAAAGTGGTTGAAGAGGAAAGTATATTATAATGGAGTTGGTAGATAAGTTGAAAGAATTGATTAGAGAGAATAAAGTTATAGAATATATTGGTGACTTTAGAAGTTATGAATATACTGATATATGGAAAGAAACTTATAAAAAATGGGAAGAGGAAAATGATAAAAGTAAATATAGAAATAACATTAAGTAAGATATTAGCATATGTAGTGTTTATTATTGGTAGTGTATATTCATTTTATTTTCAAGATAGTGCTGTGTTTATAGCTTCGATGTCAGCGGCATCAGCCATTATAGCAGTTAAAACATATACAGCATCACAAGAAAGAAAGAAATTAATAGAACATCCTGATTATGATGGACCAGAAATTTAAAAAATAAAAATAGTAAAATGGCAAAAGAAATTACAGAAATAGAATTAGTGGTTGAAGATGAAGAAAAAGATTTTTTATCAGCGATGGGTTTTGTATCTAATCCAGCAATAGAAGTTCCTATGATTTATTTTAATAAAGATAAACAGAACTTTGTATTTGGAAAGACCGTAGATGAGGAACAAGGCATTATTGTTAGTCCAGCACTTATACCAGAGAAAAGAATATATAGATATGATCCACAGACTAACGAAGAATACTATGTTTATTTTAGTGAGGAAACCGTAAGGAAATTATCACAGAACTTTTTAATAAGTGGCAATCATATAAACACTACAGAGGAACATATGAACCCTATTAAGGGAGTTCATTTAATTTATTCGTGGATAGTTGAAAATCAAGAAGATCAATTGATAACTAAATATGGGTTTAAAGATATTCCAGTTGGAACTTGGGCTGTATCATATAAAATTGTTAATGATGATATTAAAGCAAAAATAAAATCAGGTGAGATAACAGGTGTATCAATAGAGGCTTGGTTAAGTGAAAGATTAGATGAACATTTAAGAATTGATCAAGATAAGATCAAAGTTGAGAAAATCAAACAATTGTTAGAGGGAATAGAGTAAAAATATGTTATTTAGTGTATTTTTATATATATTACTACAAACACAAAAAATAAAATCATTAGAATGAGTAAGTATAAAACGATTTTAAATGAAATGAGAACTATACTTGGTATGGATCCATTAGAACTTGAAACTGAAACTACTGAAACTACTGAATTGGAGGAAACTCCAGAAGTTGAAACAACTGAAGTTGAAACAACTGAAGTTAAATTGGCTGAAGCTACACTTGAAGATGGAACCATAATTTATTATGATGGTGAAGTTTTAGGTGTTGATGTAGCAATTTTTACTGATGCTGAATTAACAATTCCAGTAGAAACAGGAGAATATGTTTTAGAAAACGGAGACACTTTTATTATAACTGATGGTGTGATTACAGAATATACACCAATAGCTGTTGAAGAAGAAGTAGAAACCGTAGAACAAGGTGAAGATTTTGAAAAACTTTACAACGAAATTAAAACCGTTGTAGATGATTTGAAAAATAAACTCGCCAAGTTTGAAGCTAATGAGGTAAAACTTATGAGCGAAATTGAAAAACTTTCAGCCGAACCAGAGGTGGAAAGCATAACTCAGGAGCCACAAGATAAAAGAGAATTAAGCGATATTGAAAAGCGTTTAAATACTCTTGAGGCAATTAGAAATTTGAGTAAAAAATAAATAAAAAAAAATGAGTAATAAAAAATATGACTTCGCTTGGAGTCAAAGTTTAACAGATTACACAAATGAAAACACTGGTCTTATAGCTACTGCATTATATTCAGCACCAACCATAGGTTCAGGTATTGATATTCTTGTAGGACAGAAAGGTGATGTTAAGTTGAATACTTTAGATCACGATCTTTATTTACAATCAGCCGCTTGTGGTTGGACCGTAAGTGGGACTACTAATCTTGGACAAGTTAGTGTATCAGTGTGTAGTGTAGATTATAAGGAAGCACTTTGTCCTAAAACATTAGAACCAAAATGGTATGGTCAATTAATGGCAAAGGGTTCAAACCCAGAAACATTCCCATTCGCAAAGTTTATTGTGGATAATAAAATGGAAGTATTAGAAACCGTAGTAGATCAAATGTTTTGGACTGCTGATAGCACAAATGGTTCAGGAAACAACGCTTTATGTGATGGTATAGGTTCTTTCCTTTCAGGTGCAACAGGTGATGTTTATGTATCAGGTAGTTCAACTGCTTATTACACAGCAGGCTTTACAGCTACTAACATTAACGCAGCAATTCAATTAATGATTGATAGTGTAGATGAAAGAGCATATACAAAAGGTGATTTAACACTTTATATGAGTGTAGCTAACTTTAAATTATATGTTCAGTATCTAATCAGTGCCAATCTTTATAATTACGCACAAAATGTAGCTGGTAAAACACTTGAAGTAACTATTCCAGGACACGATATTAAAGTGATGGGAGTTGGTGGTTTAAGAGGAACTACATTTATGTATTTAACCCCCAGTTCAAACCTCGCTTTTGTATGCGACAGCATAGATGATGGTGATTTAGAAATGTGGTATGAAAGAGGTTCAGTTGAGGTAAGATTGCTTGGTTCATTTAAGTTTGGTGTAGGTGTTTATTTCAACGATTTGGTAGTTCATAACAATCAAAACTTGCAGTAAGATTAAAGGGGAAACCTTCAAAAAATAATAATATAAAATGGGTTGTTTAACAATAGGCGGATACACCAAAGGATGTGATAGTTCTTATGGAGGTATTAAGCAATTAGCAATTTATGAGAAGGCGGCTTTTAATTGGACTGGAGCTACAATCGCAAATGGTGTAGTATCAGCGGTTACGATGTATGATGGTTATACTGGAGCTACTTTTGATTTCTTAAAAGATAATTCAAACTGGACGGAAGCAATTGTAGGTGATGGTATAATGACTACCGTGCATTGGACACCGATTATAACTTTATTGTTTAGAAGAATGAGTGTATCACTTCGAAATGAAATAATGGAATTATCAAAAGGAGATCTTGTTGTATTTTTAGAAGATTACAACGGTTTAACTTGGGTGATTGGTTCAGATAGAGGGTTACAATTAGTAGCTTCAGCAGGTGGTGCTTCAGGTAATAAACTTGAAGAATTAAATGGTGAAACTTTGGTAATTCAAGGAGCTGAAACATATAAAGCGTATAATATAGATATTACAAGTCAAGGCTGGTATTCAGCAGGAGTTAATCCTACTGGTGTTTGGAATTAAGACTTCTTAATAAATGAATAAAAAAGGAACATTTTAATTAATGTTCCTTTTTTTTATTTTAATAAACTGAGGAAAAGAGTGTATATTTATATATATAACTGAAGCAAACTAATAAAAAATCAAGAAAAACCTGATGAGCATTCGATTAAAACATAATAATACTGGAATAACTTATTTTCATTTAACTTTAAATGATAATTATATTGGAACCATAACAACTGGACTTACATATTCAGTTCAATTTACAAAAAACACAGATAGTATAACACACGAAGTAGAAGTTATAGATGGTAGTATATATCCTGATGTATATAATAAATTTGGAATAACAACTGATATTGTAACCACAGGAGAAACAAATGCGCAGTTAGAACAAGGTTGGTATATCTATAAAGTATATACTTGGGCGGATAGAACATTACAAAGTAATAGATTAGCATTAGGTCAGTGTTATGTGTATGATAATGATGAAAGACCAGGAAATATACCTGATGATATAGAAACATATACAGAAACTAAATCAAAATATGTATATTCAAGAGATTAAAAAATAAAATAAAGAAATGGAATTAAAAAATAGTGATAAAGCAACTGAAAGATTTTTATTTTCAGCACTTTCATACCAAGAAAATACGGTGTTACCTGAATTTAAAGTTGATCCACATAAAGATTGGATACAATATGGTGCTAATAACCTATTTCCTATGGAATTAGTCAATTTATTTAACAAATCAGGTATACATAATGCGATAGTTGAATCAAAAGTTAGGATGATGGTAGGAGATGGTGTAGTTCAGGACTTACAAGAATATGAATTTAGTGAAAAATCACAAATGTTTATTGATAAATGTAACCCTTATGAAAGTATGACTGATGTTTATAAGAAATGTTCTTTAGATTATGAAATTTTCGGTTTGGCATATCTGGAAATAATCTGGGGTAAAGGTAGAAAAGTGATAGCTGAAATAAACCATATTGATGCTTCAACTATTAGATGGGGACGAAGGGAAAAAGGCGTTGTTAAAACTTATTATTATAGTGAGGATTGGAACAATTATAGAAAACAAATTTATAAACCAATTGAAATACCTATATTTGATCAAAAAGCTACATCGGCAAGACAAATTATTCCAATAGTTAGATATACACCA